GCCGGTGCGTTAAATGCCTCCTCCATGAAAGCCAGAAGTCCTCTTTCCTCTGCCAAACGGATTTTTTCGATATAGTCTTTCATAGAAACCCCTTTCAACTCAAACTTGTTTTTGTTTTCCAGACGGTTATAACTTGACAGATGGTTTGAGAGATTTTGACAGATAGTTTGATATTTTTCACTTACTCAAAACAAGATGTTCTAAACATAATTCTGCCCCTCTTTTTACATTCGCATGTTGACAATGTCCCAGCCATGAAGATAAAGAACATTTTACATCAGAAAGATTGATTAATCCCTCTTTATATGCCTTTGAAAGCTTTTTAAAACGCCTTGTGGCGCGAATAAGACTGCTCTTCCGTAAAAGAATATTATTATGCCATATCCTATAGCCCAAAAAATCAATACCTCTATTAACTGGATAAATATCGCTTTTTGCATTAAGGCTAAGCTTCAAACGATTGTTTAGAAACAGAGATATTTCACGTTTCAGTCGGTGCAGTTCTTTATGATCTCCGTCCAGTATTAGGAAATCATCCATATATCTAATGTAATATTTTGTCTTCAAGTAATGCTTAATGTACTGATCCAGCACATTCAAATATAAATTAGCGCCCCACTGTGATATTAAGTTGCCGATAGGCATATTCTTTGATTCCGGATCATTCCTATCAAAAGTATTATTAAAAATAATCCGCTCGAAAAGCCATAGGGTATCTTTGCATTTTATCTTCTGTGATATAACCTGAAGCATTCTGTGATGATTGATAGAAGGAAAGAACTTAGTTATATCACACTTTAGACAATATACCTTTCCCCATGTTTGTTGCGCCCTCCTCAAAAACTCAACCGTTCTTGATACTCCTGCATGAGTTCCTTTGTCCTTTCTGCACGCATACGAGTCATATATGAAAAGTTTATCCCAGATAGGCTCAACAATATTCATAATCGCATGGTGAACTATTCTGTCTTTGACAATCATGTTGCCTACTTGCTGTAAATTAAACAACCTTTTTATCTTTGATCTTCCAGCGATACAAAGTTGACACCGGAATATCCAGCTCTTTGGCAATATCCTCTACTCGACCGCCATCCTGTATGAGTTTAACGGCTTTTTCGTAAACATCACGGTATCTTGAATGGATGTAAGGCGTCACATGACGTCCAAGGGGAACACCTGCGGCGATCTTATTAGCCCATCGTCTGACCGTTTCTGACGAGACGCCTTCTTTTTCCGATGCGTCTTTGAGCAATGCGCCCCTGCCGTGCGTCCATTTCGGCATAGCAGCTATTTCCGCAAGGGTCGGGTCTGGAAGGGCAACCCTTCCTTCCACAATGGCTTGTTGGAATGCTGGGAAAGTCAATAAGAACTTTCGTGCATTCGGAAGAACTGAGTATACGGCATATTGATGAGCTTCGAAAATGTCATGAGTTATAACAGTAATTTCACGGGCTCTAAGGGAATATAGCGGAGTCTCACCTGGTGTCACTGTGACACCAGGTGAGGTCTCATCCGACACGTTGTATACAAATTCACGGTCATCATTTAATATATTGACCTTTCGCTGTGAAAGGTCAATATATTTTCGTTTTCGACCCAATTCGCCCCGTTCGTTTACCGTCACGGTGACGGGGATACCATCTGGCAGATCGGGGAATCTATGTTTTAGTATGTCCATATATGCTTGCGGGTTTTTTGCTCCGAAGAACTCACCCCAGCCTTTTCTTGTCATGCGAAACCGCTTGAGCAGGGGGAGAGGCCCCAGAGAAATAACGGCTTCGGTTGTTGCGAGACCCTGATATTTAAACGGGATAAGATTGTTCATAAAATCAATCCTCCTTCTGTGTATCAGTATAGAAGGGGACACTGCCCCGTCGCATTGACGGCGCAGTGTCCGTATTTTGTGTATAAGAGATATTCCGGTAAGTTGGTTTCACTGTGAAGTCAACTCCTCACGAAAAAACGGTTCATTAACCATGCACTTCATTTGTTGGCATACTCTACAGCAGTGTTGGGGATTCCTCTTCCCGGTCAGATTGGAATTCCCTCTTTATCACATCTGCCACATAGATCAGGTAATCGGCAATGGTCTGATATTCCCGGATGCTGACAATCTCGGGGCCGGGTTGCTTGCTTGCCCTGCTCAAAAGGTTAATAACGAGATGGAGCGGACTTAAGATTCTTTCCATTTTTTCTGCATCTACCATATCGTTTTGCTGGGTGTTGCAATTTTCTTGTTCCATGTGCTGCCTCCTTTGCGTTTTCGGTATGTACTGCTTATACAATTTAAAAGAGCCCGAGTGCTACCACAACCCGCAAAGAGGTTGCCCCATGCCTCACGACATGAAGACACTCGGGCATATATACGCCCTTTAAACAACTTCACCCCTTTCCGCATCTCGCGTGGGCGGGGTTGGCCCCTTTGCGTTTGTTGGTATTTCCATAATAAAATAAAGCTGTTTTCTCTGTCAAGCGGTTTTTGAAGATGGGGCGGGGAGGCCTGTGACGGACTACAAGCCTCCCCATTTGCCCGCTGCCATCCGCCGCCTGCGGATTCACTTTATTATATAATTCATCAAAGCTTTTTTGATGGCATTCAATGCGTAGTCATTCATCTTTAGATATGGCCGAGGAGGAATGTGAATAGAATATGCACCTGTTTTCATTCCAAAATCAGCCTTGCTGCTCTTGGCGAATAATGTTTTTCCGGCATACTTGCCCTTTTTATACTTTTTGAAATGAAGGACTTGCCCTGATTGCTGTATATCTCCTCCAAATTGATGAATAGCCGCATATACCTTATTGGTGCCGACACGCGCGCTTTTACTGTCATGTCTGTTTGTTATAGATGAGGATAGTTGGCCTCGCACCCGGAGTATTTTCCCAGGCCAGTGTCCGGTCTTTTCTCGGCGTCTGATTGTGGCAGGTTTGAGTTTTTGCCATCCGGGCCCTTCCTTTTCGAAGTTTTCCCTCACTGCATCGAGCATGATCCCAGAAATTATTTTCATGGCAGGAGACATATTCTGGCCCCGCCTTACAAGCTCGTTGAAGAGCTTTGTCACCTCTTTGTCGTTAATCTTGATTTCAATCATATTGACAGTTCATGTTTATGTGCTATAATCTCAATATTATACACTGTGGGAGGCAAGTCCACCTTATCTGGGGACGCAAACGAACCCGGGTTGCCGGGTAGGATGCTCTTACAGTGTGTTTTATTTTGTATAGAGCAAATTTCCATTTCTATACTCATCAAGATAATCTAATTTTCTGGGCCTGAATGCCGTTGTTCCCTGCCATACATCATCTATTAAATCGAAAACAACGTAACTACCGATCTTATTTCCTGATTCTTTGTATATTCCTATATACCGCTTACATAGTCTTGCCTTATTTTCTCCCTGCACCCATGTAAGCCATATTTCAGCAGGGTCTTTTATGGTATCTGCAAGAAGTTTTATATACATTTCCCTGCCTGCCTTAAATACCTTATAACCACCTTTTATTCTGTCTTTAAAAAGTTCATCAGATATTACAACGGGTTCATTAATTGCATCCAGGTACACCATAGGCTTCCCGATCTCAGCCCCGAATTCTTTTAAAAACCGGTTTACATAGTCTGCTTCGCTCCATCCGCTTTTATCGTGGGCAGGCAGAAGCATGTCTTTTGTGAATGGCTTCGCCGGTAAGCTCTCAATTGCTGCTTTGTTCATGGCCGATGCGCCGATTGTCTTGAAACCCCCGCCCGGCGCTGTCGGGTCATACGGCGACGGTGTGAAGGGTTTTGTCCAGGACTCTCCCGGATTGTAATTCCACCCCACATCGGTTGCAACCTCCATTTTGGTCTTTGGGTCTGTATATACCGTCACCGGTTCCTTCCTACCGGTTTTCATCGATACAAGCTGTTCTTCGCTGTGAAGGTTGCCTTCTCCTTGAGAAACCTCAAGGTTTCTATTTTTCATATCATCGGCGGATAGCGCCCGAACGTCACACCGGCAGTTCCACCCGTTCGGGGGCCAAAAAGCCTTCCAGAAGGGATCGTCCCAGCGAAATACTTTTCCGTTTAACGATCTGTGAACAGGTCTGGTCTTTGCATCAAGAATGGCCACATATTGAAAATACGGCCTGTCTTCAATATTTTCCATAAGGGCTTTATATCGCCCGGTCATGTATGCCGTCTGCAGGTTTGTTTGGTAGATCGTTGCAAGCCTACGGGTGCTGCCGAGTTGTACAACTTTGCCCCCCTCTCCATCTCCGACAAGCTTTTTCCCCCACCACCCTTTTGCCCTGAGCTTTGGCTCCAATTCCTTCTTAAACTGTTGAAAGGTTATACCATCGTCAAGAGATTTCTGTACCATACCCCGAATGTCCTTGAGTATGTCGAGCCTCATTGCCTTTGCAACGGTGAACGCTTTGGTGTGGGCCTCTTGCCATGTATCATGCCAATCCCACGAAAAGGTATAACCCTTTGACTGAAAATACTTTATTGCATCTTCAGGCTTAAGCCCTATGGCATATTTTAAAGACGGTTTTACGGCCATTTAATATCCTTCCGCTATCCAGGTTACATCTTTTGTGCCCCCGCCAACGATTGTGACATTGATCCCCGTTTCGTCATAGCTCGTCACGTCGACCTGACCGCCTCCAACCGCTGCCACGCTCACCGCTTTAACTGCATTAAAGGTTTTGTTGAAGGTAATTTTGCCGGAATCGGTTATTGATTGCTTCCCGCCATCCGATATATCCGGCACATCCAGTTGGTACCATAGATCGGTGAGCAGATGCTCAACGGACGGGTTTCTCGTATCGAAATATACCTTGAACTGCAGGTACCTTGCTTTGACAAATCCCCCGTAGACTTCTTTCCAGGACAGGGCGTCCTGAGAAACAAAGGCCCTGATCCGGATCACTCCAACTTCTCTATCGAAGTCGGAGACATATATGCCTTCAAACTCGGATACGGAGCCGTTAATGTCCGACGCATCATCATAAACATTATAGCTGCGGGTGCCGTCGTAACTCAAATATCCTTCATAGATTTTTCCTAAATCGATGACGGCGGAAGTGAAGGTTCCCGGTTCGGCAAAGTCCATTGTGGAGAACCAGTTCACGAGGTAATCCATGTCCGATACGAACTGATCTTCAAAGGCGTTGATATAGTTTTGCGTATCACAATCCCGTGCGTTCCCGACAGGAAGGCTTATGGGGCTCCCATGTGCCGAAGGACGGCGTAATTGATCGGATGCGGTATAACATATTGTACCCTCATACGTTCCCGATGATAAATCGACAAAATCCTGAATCAGATAGTTTTCTGTATATGTTCCTTCGATGTCTACAGTCACTGTTGCGGGATTTATGCTTTTGTTCCCAAGAAAATCAACGGCATAGACATTAAACTTATACTGCCCGTTGCTCACCGGAAGGCTGATCGAGTTTGCCGTTGTCTCAATAACATCCTTCGGCGTGGTAGGATTGCCGACGACAATCCGATAATGATGCAAGTCGACATCAGCGCATTCGTTCCATTGCAGGTGCAGAATTCTATCCGTCAATGTGTATCTCAGGCCGGTTATATCGGCAGGGGGCAGCTTTTGAATATTTGCGGTGTATCTCAATACTCTATGTGGTGTTTGCGTGCCGTCGTATCCGTATCCTCTTACATTGAAAAAATAGGTGATTCCGTGCTGTCCATAAAAGACATAGGTGTTGCCGATATATTCCATATTTGATTCCAGATCTCTGAATATCGTCATCGTGGTGTTTTCATCAACCTGGTATGGTACATTGCCCTGTATTCCTATAACGAACTTTGCACAATTTTTTGAATCCCAACTAAAGATCATCTTGCTCAGAATTGCATTTCCAGAACGTTTCAATTCTTCTGTTACCCGGAGATTCGATATGTCGGGAGTGGTGGATAATGCTGAATAATTTGGGGTGGGGAGAACATCCTGGCCGGAATCTACGTTATAGATGGTTTCATTATACTCCAGGCACAGGAGAGTAAAATTCAAATCCATAGATGGTTTGATGGATAGAATTGAAAAGGGCTTCGTTACAATGTTCTGTTTGCCGAATGCGTATTCACAATATTTTTCTGGGAGGGAGCCGATTTCAAACGGAACGGTCACTTCTACCGAACGACCATCAGTCACCCCTGCAACTGTTCGTTGAATAATATCATCGCTTTTCAGTTTGATGCGGATAACGTAAATATATCCCTCTTCCATTTCAACATCCCGATCAAGATAGACGTGGCTGTTGTCAAGTCCTACATCTTCCAGCCTGCCCGAATGACCCCACTGCGGAATGTCGTGGCTGATTTCTACAAGGTCTCCTACGGTTGCCTCGATCATCTGGATAGGGACGGTAATTGTAACGAAGTTGGTGAGTTCTTTGTTGCCGGAGAGCATGAAGAAACCGTCTCGCCATGCCTGAGACGAGCGTACAACGCCGATCATATCAAGATTCAAGGGTGTATGGTATGAATCCATCTGCGGATGAAACACTTGCAGAGTGTCCCTCTGGTATTCATTCTCCTTGTTGGTGAAATCTATTTTCAGTTCTCTGGGCCTTTCTTTCGCTGATGACCATCGTTCTTTAAAAGAGCTTTTTACCGTGCTTCCCATAGTGATCATATGCCTTGCCGTTCGGGGCTTGTTGATAGCCAGGGTGAGCATTACCCCCTGCCAGAATGGAATGGCACGGCATGACTTGAATATCCTTAATGATGTTTCCCAGAGGCTCATACCGGCATCAAAAACACCATCAAACTCGTGCCGGTGTTCCGTTCCTCCCGTGCCGTCAGGAACCATCTCGTCGTTGCGGGATGCAAGTTCTCTGATCTTGGGTATATCTATTTCTGTGGGGAGCATCTTGTCGTACCGGATAATAGTGTTTTGATTATCAAGTACGGGCTGCGTGATAACATCGAAGCCCACCCACGCTGGGTTGTTGGTAAACTTTCTTTGCCGGGAAGACAAGCCGTAATCGGTGTCGATGATCGCTCCATCGCACATGCAGGAAAAGCGCAATGATCCTGATAATTGATCGGTGGCTAAAGCCTTTATCCCTACGAGCACCATACGGGGATATTCAAAATCATCGGTATAAACTTCTCTCACAGCCGATACATACATATCGTCTGCGTATCGGGAAGATGTTTGATCAACGGAGAGATTGGAGATTCTTATTTCATACTTCCCGGAGCCTAAATTCATCTGTGATTTGTATGTCCTGCGAATCGCAGAGTTCTGGGCGGCAGATACGGTCACATAATCAACGATGTCCTCATGGTTTACCGTATAATAGGTTGTTTCCTGAATCCATCTGGCAATTAAGTAATAATACTCATAATAATAAACGTTCTGCCCTTCGTAATATGCGTTAGGGTTCGATCCTCCACTTTGTATTTCAACCCAGTTACCGGTGCCCCAGCCATCATACCACTGCCAGTAACCAATACTCCAGTGGCCAGATTCCACCGGTATCTGTTCTGTCCACGCCACTGCCTTGTGTGTTATCGCTATCCAGTCTGCATCTCCCTGTTTCCTGATTTCTATCCGGAGGTCTACGCTCATCGCATCGAGACCCCCTGCGTTATTGGCATAATACAGGCCATAAGGAAAGGTGATGTCTACCTCCAGCCCGTTGAAGTCGTTACCGATTGTGACATAGGTATAGGGATTATCCTTTACAATCTTGACGGATAAAGGATATTCGGATTTTGTATCGTTAAAGTTAGGAATAGGGTCTTGATCGAGGTTGCCGTGCCGTGTGTATATTTCTACGCCCTGAAGTTTTTCTGTGGGTTGGTCGTTTATCTTGAAATCATACACCCGGTTGACAGGCCCCATGCCGAGGCAAATGAGAACGTTTAAATACTGCTTGTCATTCACATTCTCGATATTAGAGGCGATGACGTTGCCGTATAGTTTGTGAGTGCCGAATACCCTGGGAATGGACGCTCCCGGCTGCTGGATGGTCTGCGGGTTCCATGAGTAGGTTTGCGTGGTGTCGAATCCGCTGTGCAAATCCATTGTGGGCAGATCGGGTGATTTGGTGAGGGCAGAAACGGCAAGGCCTCCGAGGATAGAGACGGCCAACGAGGTGATAATTGCACCTGGCGCACCGGCTGCAAATGCTGCCCCAAACCATGCAAGACCAGCAGGTCCTAATGCCCCCGCACTGATGGCTATGCTTACAATAGCAACGGCGATGCCGACAAATGTTGCGAAATCATCACCCATTACCGGGACAAACATGATGAGATCGCCGGGCATGGGATAAACCTTGCCAAGCGTATCCTTGGGGATAAGCTGGGCGTTCAGCATGACTGCAAAATCAATTTCCGCTCGAAAAGGCTCTCGCGGTTGAAGTGTTTCTTCATTGACGACCGCAGGGAGATGACGAGCTTTTATTTCAAGCAGGGACAAACCTTTTTCGTAAGGAATCTCCACGGTGCGAAGCATATCGGCATTAAAAGGGCTTTTGCATTCTTTGAGAGTTATGCTGCCCATCGGTAGAACCCCCTTATCCGGTGCCGCCACGCAACAGCGTCCAGGCGGGACACAACAACCGATTTATCCCTCATGATGTGGATGAACGAGTTGCTGTCTTCAAGAACAACCCCTATATGCGTTTCGTAGGGGGGCAGCACAGAGAATACCACAAAACAAAAAGCCTCCGGACGGTCTATTTTTTCAAATAGTTGCTTTCCCTGTGCCACCATCTGATGGATAAGGGACATGTCCACGTCATCGCCGTAGGCGAATTCTGGAATGACAACGCCTCTGCGTTTCTGGATTTCCATGACAAGGCCGTAACAGTCCATCCCGTTTTTATCCCGGCCGTGCCGTTTGAATGGTATTCCGAGGAGGTCTTTATAATCAAACAACTTTTATCCCCTTTTGAGACAGGCCGATAAAAGCTCCATATCTAAGGCTGTTGTTCTTTGCCCGGCAATCGGTGAGGGTGTTTTTGCATGTTTCGGCTCCAGCCGTGTAATTTTCTCCCTCGCACCATGTCGATATGGAAGAGCTCAGACAGCCGGCTGGAGATCTTCCGGATATACCTTTTCTATTCGCCAGCCGCCAGTATTTCCACCAGATCGCTCCGGTGACAGGCTTGTTGGCTGAAGCGGAGAGATGATCCTGAATTCCGATATATATGTTGCCGTCATCTCCATAGACAACCGATGCCGATGGATCGTTGTAATAACATTCGTGCCATTTGAACCGCCACATACAGTGGTTTGCAAGATACCGGTATACGGGGTACATATCCCTGAAAAGGTTTCTTCCGCCGCAGGCAAAAACAACCCAGTTTTCATCCGATGAGGCATCGAGGATTTCTATTTTTGTTTGCAGATCGACGTAGCTTTCAGAAAGGTATTGCGCATTGATAATCGTCAGGATTATCTCCGATCCGACAGCGCCCTTTGTCTGCTGCAGGTATGTCTCGAATATTCTGAGCGTATTGTCCACACGGATATTCCAGGTTGGTATGTTGCCGTCCGAATCTATTTCTGGCAGCTCTATCTGAAACGGAAATTTCGTATATGTCACTCCGGTGGTAGGGATTGTAATATCTTCGTTGTTGTGGACAAAATGGCGCTCGGCGCTGTTCGGAAGGGTAATGTCGAGAAGAAACAACCAGGGATAAATGGAGGCTATTTCGTTTTTCAGGTATTTTAATACTGGAGGAAGCGTCATTATACCTGCTCCAGAATGAATTCGGCATCCCACCAGTTTGGCGATTCCCGCATGGTAAACATTATGGGCCCGGCGAATCGCACGCTATAGGTGATAAGCCCGGCAGGGCTTGTCCAGGAAAATATACCCGCACCTCCTTGAACAGTAGTCTCAAAAGCCTCTATGGTTGCCTTGTCGCCAGGAGTAAGAAGGCCGTATTTGACTTTCCACTTTTTTGGAATTCTGGTGAACCTTGCCCTGGTTAAAATGTAGCCCCCGTCAAGCTGCGTCCTTATTGTAGGGTCTTGGGCTAATTCTTCTCCCCATCCCTCGATTGACGGCGTCACGGTGAGCGTCGGAAATACTGCCATTAAATGTCCTTTATCCCATAAATATTTTTAATTGTGCGGTCTTTGTCTGCAAGCTCGATCATAACGTTTTTTATCATCCTTTTCCCGTCCCATTGTGTTTGGGTCTCTCTCTGTTTCACATCCAGACCGGTTTTATTGTCGATATTAACCTGGACATCGACAATAGGCTGAGAGGTTCCGTCCATACTTCTCGCTATATTGGTTAACCATTCGTTTTGCTCCTCGGTGATATACCGTTCTCCTACGCGGTTAATGACCACACGTTCATCGTTGTTAAGTCCACCGGCATGAAACACAGGTATAAATCGTCTAACCGTCCCTCCGGTGTGTGCTACTTGCGTACCGCCAGGATTAAGCGATGGATGGTATGTGGGAGTCCCTGACGATCCCGAAGACGCCAGGGTGTTACTGAACAAGCTCCCTATGCCGCTTATGATGCTGCCGGAAACCTGCTGACCTAATGCATTGGCGAGTGCCCGTTTCACACTCGACAAGAAGCTTTTGAGATAGTCGGAAAGGCTTTTTAATTTGCCTTCGAAGGCATCAAAAAAGAAGTCGCTGAAGGATTGCTGCATGGCGGTAGCAGTCTCAGTGGCAATCTCTTTGGCCATTTGAAATGATGTCTTTACATTCCACAAAAACTCTGTAAGCCCTCGATCAAATCCCTCCCCGAAAGACCCGGTGAGTTCCTTAACAGTCATGGTGAGTTCATTTATCTTTACCCTGGTTTCGTCGATTTTACTTTCGGCCTGAAACTGTGCGGTAAGATCGTTTCTCTCTATGGCCTTTTCCCGTTGCTTGACATAAGCTTCAAGAAGTTTTGTATGCTCTTCTATTCGCCCCTTGGCGATGTCTGCTTTTGGCATGGACATCTCTCTTTCCGCCATATCAAGGACGGCAAGCTTTCGCCTTGATTCCGCTTCAAGGATAATGAGGTTAAATTCCTCGTTTATCTTCTCCCGTTCACGGACACCCCTTGCCTCGATCTGGGCAAGCCGCATCTGGTATTCAGCATAGGTCATTTCTGTGGAAGACCATATATCCACAAGCTCCTTTGTAAGCTTTGTTTCTTCCTGAATGCTTTTCTGAATGCGGTTTTCCTGCTCGTTGCCGGTTGAGGTCTGCAATTCTTCTACGAGAGACTTGTATTTTTTTTCTCCCTCTTCTCGTTTCTTTTGGGCCTCCTCATATTCCTTCCATTGTTTTTCCCATTGAGCCTTGCCAATCATTGCCTCTTTCCAGCGATCAAGAAGACTCTTGTCGAGTTTGACTTTGTGCTCTCTCATTGATTTGTCGGCTTCCTGCACAAGGTCTTTGTATTTGTTTTCAATATCGAGAATTTTGTCGAACACATCATCAGAGTGATAAGATGCCTTATCAATGTCGGTTTGCAAATCCCTTAACTTTTTCTGCCAGTTTTCAATGGCCTTGATTTGTTCTTCCGTTTGCTTTTGGGGGTTTGGCTTGTAACCTGTTTTTTCTTTGTTTATCTCCTTGTAGTAATAAAGAACCTGCCCAAGCTCAGAAACAACCCTCGTGAGACCGGCAGCTTCGAGGCTGGCATAGTCCAATTGCGCAAGTTGTTCCTGCGTAGCCGGTTTAAAGCCTTCCCTCCGCATAGCCATGTCTTGTAAGGCTCTGTCATTTGCTTTATATCGATCTTCAAACATCTTGTTCCATTCGACAAACTTTTGGGATCCTTCATCCAGACCCTTGAATTGTCCGAGAAAAAAGGTATAGTTGATCCCCTGAGCAACAAGACGGGGTATTGCAGTTAAAGTCCCGCCGATCTTATCCAGAAGCATTGCAAGTCTGCGCACATCGGCAATGGTCTCTGTTAAAAAATCCCTAAATGTCTCGATTCCTTTCAAAAAATCCTTGTTCCACTCTATCTTGTTTGTTTCTTTGTTGATTGTAACGATATTGCTCGTGATGTCAGATAACTGCTGCTTAATCACGTCAAAAAGAGGTTGAAAAACCTGGCCCCCTGCTTGGAGAGCTATGTCTTTTGCATTACTCCATAGCCCGGCCCAAGTATTCTGAGATTCTATACCGGCAAGCTTATAAGCGTCGAGCTTCTCCATAAGGAATGTGAAGAGCTTATTTGCATCGCCTTCCATCTTCCTTACATCCTCGTTTCGCAGGCCAAGGACAGTCGCAATACGTGATGTTCGAGGATTGATATTGCCGGTCAGTATCGATCTGGTCTCCTCTCCCATCTGGTCAAGAGGCAATCCGATTGCTCCGGCCGCCTGCACCATGGCTACGGTGAAGTCTTTTGCCATCCGTTTGTCAAACCCTTTTGCCATCGCAACGGGAAGGGTTTCCTGATATGCTCTAACAAGTTGGTCAAGGGTTGCAATTGTCTGGAGATTTGCAACCTGCAGCTCATCAAGCATTGACTTTGCGTCTTGCTGTGCCGCCTTTAGTGCTTTTTCACCCTCCAACGCCTTGCCTGTGGTTTGATCTATGTACTTGCCGCCTACCATATAGGCAGATGCAATCCCCAGCGTTGATGTCTCCATCTGGCCGAGAAACCGGAGAGACTCCTTTGCCGCATTTTTTATTTCGTTGAAAATTACAGTGGCAATGGCAAGTCCGCCTAATGTCTTTATGAGGCTGCCTATTCCTCCCTGAACCTTTCCGGCTTCACTCTTTAAGCCTGTAAGATCATTCCGTATGCCATCCACTTTCTTGCTGAGTTCTGGGAAGCCCTTGCTGATCGCTTCAAGAATAAGTTCAATTTTATTATCAGGCATTTTTACAATCCTTATAACTCAACGGTTTCATACCACCCTCTCGCTGCATTGTTTATTGCACATGCTGCATGCCGAGGATACCCTGCATGATTTGGCTTTCTTCTCTTTTTGATTAAGCTTGCTTTCCTTCACGCCCAGAAATGCCAGCACCGCTTCTCTGAACATGACCTGTCTCGTTTGATAATCCAGGTGCGGAACACACTGCTTCAGCGTATAGCCCCATTTGATCTTCTCGTGTTTCGTGATGTTCCCGCTTGAGAGAATAACACAAATGTTATCTATCCATCCGATCCCATTATCGTTGCCTTGATTTTTTCCGCTTGACCCCGTAGTTTCTTCAAAAGAGAAACTATCGGGTTGCATCCGAAAAAATCGGTGATTACCTCCATTGTCAGATCGAGATCGATTGCGAATTTGAGTTCTTCAGCAAAAGACTCTATATCCTTGTCCTTCAGTTTCTCTCCTTTTTCGCAAAGAACGATAGCCAACGCTTGAGGTATCTTTTCTTTTAAAACAGAGATAATAACGGTGTCACTCACCGAATGCCTTTCTGATAGATGTTGATGCATAATACATTATGACAATCATTGCTTGCACACTTCCTGCACTTGCTTATCCAAGTTATCAACCAGGAGACTCGACATTGCTAATT